ATTCACTGAATGCGGACCGCCAGCTTATAATAGTTGCAATTTGTAAGTTGTAATTCTATTAGAAATTTACTAATGATATTTATTTAGCGAGAGAATTCAAGACCTGCATTTCCAGATATAAATGTTAAAATATTGTATCTCTCTTCCATAACTGTCAAATCAAAATTATAGTCATAAATAGTCCAATTTGGTTTATTAACTCCTATTTCAACCTTTGTGATTGGATCGCATATTTTATAAAATTGTGCATTCGGGTCTAATACAGGTGCTATTGTAGTAAATTCAAGTTCAATTGTTTTAAATTTGCTCATGTTAATTGCGCCGCTTGGCTGATGGTCATAAGGATTCGTGTTTAGTCCAAAATTATAAAAGTATAAATTGTCTTCACTATTTCCTGATGTTCTGGTATATTTTTCAATGTAGTTATATATTCCAGAATCAAATGTATTCTCTCTATATTTGCCGTCCATTAATATTCCAAGATTTTTCAATATATTTTTTTCATTTTGTGGACTGTAATTCGGGGTAATCATAATACCGGTTCTTGAATTTGGAGCAGGGTTCTCTCCAGGTCCTATATTTTGGACTTGAGGATCTAAACATGGGTTCGTAATGGTTGCGACTGTCTCATTATTCGGATCAAGCAATTGATAAGGCATATAATCATATGGCCAATTTGTGTAATTACTCCATTCATTTCTCAAATACACATCATTGCGCTGGAAAAACCATGTCCAGTTTGCTACCATGCCTAAACTATCTAGACTGACTGTATTGCTTCCAGTGACATTATTAAATTTATATTCCTGAACATCCCTCAATAAATATTTTTGTTCGTGTGCCGCAAAGACCTTTACTTCATCTTCTGACAAAAAAGCATAGGTCGACATGAGATGAACATCTGCATTCCAATTTGTTCGTTTGTCTGCATAGGAATCAACTGTAAGCATAACATCTGGTGGAGGCTGCAAAAAACGATAAAATGAATGAAGAGGATTATTAAAATTCGGTTGAACATAAGGATATAGAGAATCACTATTTCCAACATCTCTGATAGTAAATAATTCTTGCACGGGTCTCAATGTAACATCTATATACATTTCATTATATTGCAACGCAACTAGAGGAAACGCCATTTTACTGTTTAAAGTAAACCAAGCATTAATCGGTATGTATAGCTTACGCCCTCTAATGGATGGATCAGGACCTTGTTGAGAACTTGTATAATATGCGCTTGGATATACGTTTTGATAACCATTAGAATTTGCTGGATCATTTAATTCAGATACATTTCCTGTCATTTTATAATACAAATTCTTTTTCACATCATTAAAATCACGTTCTACTAGATTATATAAATATTGACCAGAGAATTTACCAATAATTTGACCACCTACAGTAATTTGTATTTCCTTTATTAATTGTGTTCCAATATTTTTAATCCATTTATAACCATATTCAACCCACTCGCCTTCACATGATTGTGGCGGATAAATAGGGCTCCATATTGTAGGCAGTGTAACTACCAAATATGTATCCATTAATAAATCTGCATATCGAGGTATTTTAAATGTAAATTTAGATTCTTCCGTTAAACGCAATGTTCTCAATCCATTAAAATCAATTCTAAACTTTTGTAGCCCAAAATTAGTATATTTTGAATAGACACATTTGAAAAATGTTTTAGAGGGATTACCATTTAATATAATATTTTGTTGTCCGTATGCAACTATATTTAGTAAACCACCAGGCATGATAGTATATAAGTATATAGATAATATTATTTAACTAATTTGCAATGATAACTATTTATAGATAAGAACTATCTATCACCCACCAAACTTATGGTTATTATTATAATAAATTATAATATAATATTATAAAGTAGCTAATGGACTCGTCAAAAATATTACTTAAAATACAAAGCACCACAAAGAATGTATTGGAAAATATGCAAAATACTACATTTATAGTTCATGCAATAACAATATTTATGATTATCACACTTATAACTCTTTTTATTGTCTTTGTAACTAAAACCATGCGCAAAAACACGAAAAATTGCAACAAAATGTCAAATATGTATAATGGATTTCCAAAGATAGGATCTTTTAATGTTAGTGGACCTCAAGCAAACTTCGCATTAAGGGATTTTTACATTAAAACTGCATATAATGCATGTTCAGCAGGAAAATATTCGGGTGATTTTGTAAATACATGCGCTTTAAAAAATGTAATTAAACAAGGAGCTAGGTGTTTAGATTTCCAAATATTTTCAAACAAAAACCGTCCAATCATCGCAACGTCAACTACAGACAATTATTATACAAAACAAACATACAATGAAGTTCAATTAAGAGACGCATTAACCATTATAGCAGATTATGCTTTTTCAGCAAGCACATGTCCAAATTTTAATGATCCTTTAATTCTTCATTTTAGAATTATGAGCAATAATCGAAAAATATATGATGATATGGCTCAGGCACTTTCAAGTGCAATGAAATATAGGTTACTTGGTGTTAAATATAGTTATGAGAATGGAAGACAAAATTTAGGTTCTGTTACGATTAAAGATTTAATGGGAAAAGTCATTATTATGGTTGATGGAACTAATAAAATGTATGAACAAACAAAGTTAAATGAATATGTAAATATGACAAGTGGTTCAGCATTTATGAGAGGATATTCATATGACCAAATTAAAAACATTCACGATTATAATGAACTCATTGCATTTAATAAAAAAAATATGACACTTGTTAAACCAGAAGGTAGTAAAAATTCAAATCCATCAGCTGCGCTTGCAATGAAGTATGGGTGTCAACTAGTCGCAATGGCATTTCAAACAGGAGATGCAAATATGACTTACTATACAGACATATTTAACAAAGAAGGAAGTGCTTTTATATTAAAGCCAGAACAACTTCGCTATGTTCCGGTTACTATTCCGACACCTCCGCCTCCACCAAAAGAACTTTCTTATCAAAAGAGAGATATTAAATCTGATTTTTATAAATTCAATATATAATTATATGTTAATTCAAGCGAGCGTTATATTTTTCTTATTATATAGTATAATATAATATGAAAGACGATTGTATGATTAAAAAAACATTTGAAGAAAAAGAGTTGGAAATTCTACGTAATGCAATTGATTTATCACAAGAAAATATAGGAAAAAAAACTGTTAATTCACCTGAAATCAAAAAAATGATTAGAATATTGGAAAAATTCATTAGGGATAAACAAGTCATATGTTATGGTGGAACTGCTATTAATAATTTATTGCCTGAAAGCGAACAGTTCTACAATAAAGACATTGAAATACCAGATTATGATTTTTTTACGCCTACGCCAATTGATGATGCGAAAGAATTAGCAGACATATTTTATAGTCATGGGTATGAATCGGTTGAAGCAAAAGCAGGACAGCATTATGGAACATATAAAGTATTTGTAGATTTCATTCCAATTGCTGATATAACAAAATTAGACATTGGATTATATAAAGCGGTTAGAGCAGATTCCATTAAACTCAATGGAATTTTATATGCACCTCCTAATTTTCTGAGAATGTCAATGTATGTAGAACTATCCAGACCTGCAGGAGATATTAGTCGTTGGGAAAAAGTATTAAAACGTCTTATTTTATTGAATAAACATTATCCACTTAGAGGAAAAAAATGCAATAGTATTGATTTTGTTAGGTCGTTCGAAAGCAATGTAAAAGATGAACGTCACATATACAACATTGTAAAGGATACATTAATTAATGAAGGTGTCGTATTCTTCGGTGGTTATGCATGCGCATTATATGGAACGTATATGCATCAAAAAAAACGAAAGGATTATGAAGTTCCTGATTTTGATGTTTTATCAATCGACCCATTAAACACTGCAAAACGTGTAAAAATGTCTCTTGAACAAGAAGGATTTCGAAAAATAAAAATCATTAAACATAAAGCAATTGGAGAAATTATTATGGCACACTATCAAATTGAGGTAGATGGAGAAACTGTTGCATTTGTTTATGAACCAATAGCATGTCATAGCTATAATACATTAATGTTGCATGGACAAACTATAAAGATAGCTAGCATTGACACTATGTTGAGTTTTTACTTAGCATTTTTATACGGTGACCGTCCATATTATGATAAGGAACGTATACTATGCATGACTGAATATTTATTTACAGTTCAATCTAAAAATAGACTTGAACAAAAAGGATTATTAAAACGTTTTAGCACTACATGTTATGGAACACAAGAAACTAAAGAATCTATTCGTGCAGAAAAAGCCCTCAAATATGAAGAATTAAAATTTAAAAAAAATTCACCAGAATATGAGGCTTATTTTTTATCATATTCACCATCGCAAATGAACGAAATTAAACATTCTAGCCCTTCAGCATATGTATCCCCGATGTCATTAAGTTCTGGAACTATCGCAACCACAAGACTTATGAAAAAATCTAATACAACTGCGAAATCGTATTCATCCCCATATAAATCAAAGACTAAGCGTCATAATACATCAAAACCAACTAGCACAAGAAAAAAAAGAAAAATCTCTCATAGTTTTATTAAATTTTAATGGTGTTGTGTTTTTGATTTTAGTTTTTAAAATATTACATCTATATGCTTTGCAAAATATTATACCATAATACAATATTTTGTTACCATAGAAAAACTTTTCGTTTTTTCGTTCCAATTCTATTTTGGATAAATTAAAAATGGACAAGGGATTTTTGGGAAATCCAGAATACTTTTAAAACTCAAAAATTTGATAAAAATTCAAAAAATGACTTTTTGGAAAAAATAACAAATTGTTACTATTACAATAACAAAATCATGTATGATAAAATCACACCAGACGATAAGAAAATTTCGAAAAAAAATGAAAAATTTGGAAAAAAGGATTTAGAATTTTTTTCCCATGCTAACTTAATGCTAACAGAAAATCGCATAAAAATCGCAAAACAATTTAGTTGTCAAGTTTGTGACTATTCATCGTCTAACAGATATGATTTTAAAAAACATTTATCAACTGATAAACATAAAATGCTAACGAATGCTAACGAAAAATGCCCAAAAGTCGCAAAAATCGCAACAGTAGAAAATGTATTTTTATGCGAATGTGGAAAAAAATATAAGCATAAACCGTCTCTGTCTAGACACAAACAGCAATGTGGTTTTATTAAAAATGAAAAACAAATTATCGTCTTAGAAAATGAAAACCATGAAACAGTTTCACATTCAGATAGCACTGAGTTAATTATGTCAGACAAACATACAGACAATATAGAAATATCAAAAGAATTAATCATGACAATAGTAAATGAAAACAAAGAATTTAAAGCTCTTTTGTGCAAGCAGAATGAAATTATAACCGAACAACAAAAACAAATTGGAGAATTGATCCCAAAAGTTGGAAATACTATTAATAATACAAATAATTTTAATTTGAATATATTTTTAAATGAACAATGTAAGGATGCAATCACATTAGATGAATTTCTTAAAAAGATTGAAATTACTCTTCCGAATTTAATGATAACAAAAAACAAGGGATTAGTTGATGGAATATCGAATATATTTATTGAAAATATGAGTAAATTATCCATATATCAGCGTCCAGTTCACTGTAGTGATATTAAACGAGAAACCCTTTATATAAAACAAGATACCTGGGAAAAAGACGTTAATAAAGAAAAAGTTAAAAATGCAATACAAAAAATAGCACTGATACAGACTAAAAATATAAAAAAATGGAATGATGCATATCCGGAGTTTATGAATAATTCATCTCAAAAA